TAACTATGTTCCTTTTGGACATTTCAAAGATGTCAAGAATATTATTAAATCCAAAATCTTTTTTCCAGTATTCGTTACTGGTCTGAGTGGTAATGGTAAAACTCTTATGATTGAACAAACGTGTGCTCAATTGAAGAGAGAACTCTACAGGGTTAACATCACCATCGAGACAGATGAAGATGACCTAATGGGTGGTCACACTTTAGTAAACGGTAACGTTGTCTTCAGAGAAGGGCCAGTTATCAAAGCAATGAGAAAAGGTGCTGTACTTCTATTAGACGAAGTCGACCTTGGTTCAAACAAGTTGATGTGTCTACAATCAGTTCTTGAAGGTAAAGGATACCTAATCAAGAAAACTGGTGAGTGGGTTTCACCTAAACAGGGTTTCACAATCCTTGCGACTGCAAACACTAAAGGACAAGGTTCCGATGATGGAAAGTTCATAGGAACTCAAATCATGAACGAAGCCATGTTGGAAAGATTTGCAATCACAATGCAACAAGAATATCCACCAGTGAAAACTGAGAAGTCAATCCTTTCAAAAGAAATGGAATTGACTGGTGACGTTGATGCAGACTTCGTTGAGAAGCTTGTTGACTGGGCTGACATTATCAGAAAAACATATTACGAAGGTGGTATTGATGATGTTGTTACGACTAGAAGATTGGTTCACATTGTCAATGCATTCAGAATGTTCAATGACAAACTCAAGTCAATCACTATGTGTATTTCAAGGTTCGACGAAGAGACTAGAAATAGTATCCTCGACCTCTATTCCAAGATTGATGCTGGGATAGATTTGAATGCTGAAGAAATTTCAGAAAACCCTGTTGACGAAACAGGGTACTAGGAGTATACTGGTATCATGTTTGGTAAAAAAGTTCAAACAATAGACTACAAATACAATGAGCAAGAACTCCTCAAGGAGTTCAAGCTCTACGTAGACAAAACATACGGTGAACATTATTCCAAAGATAAGTTTCAGGCAACTGAGTTTATTATGGATGGTGGTCACGGTGAAGGATTTTGTATCGGGAACGTGATGAAATATGCACAACGATACGGCAAGAAGGGTGGTTATAATCGTGCTGACCTTCTCAAGGTAATTCATTATGGATTCCTTGCTTTGTACAACCACGATAATTATAAGGAGACTAACTAGTGATGAAAATTAGTAATGATACGAAAGATGTTCTAAAGAACTTCTCTACAATCAACTCGGGCATTCGAGTCAAAACAGGCAACAAACTGGAAACTATTTCCAATATGAAAAACATTCTTGCAGTAGCAACTGTGGCTGAGGACTTCCCTCAAGACTTCAGTATCTACAACCTGCCAGAATTCTTAGGTGCAACATCCTTAATGGATGACCCCGACTTCCAATTCAATGATTCCTCATTGTCTGTGGCAGATAACAATTCCTCATTGTCATATTTCTATGCAGCTGAAGGAATGGTAACTGCACCCGAAAAAATGATAACTATGCCAGAGGCAGAGATAGAATTCAAAGTAACGTCAACATTATTGACCGACCTTAAGAAAGCTGCAGCTGTCCTAGGTGTTAATGATTTGATTCTCAAATCAGATGGTACTAATGTGACATTGATTGTCACAGACAAGAAGAGTGATACCTCTAATACATTCTCAAGAATCGTAGGTGAAGGTGATGGAACTTCTTATGAAATGAATTTCAAGATGGAGAATCTTAAAATTCTAGATGGTAACTATGATGTTCAAGTATCATCAAAAGGTATATCTCATTTCAACAATGCAGATGTAGAGTTGGAATACTTTATTGCACTGGAGCCTGACAGCAAATACAATGCCTAACCTATATAATAATAGTGTGAATATTGTGCCAGTCTCTGCAATATACGCGGGAGTAGTCCTCACTCATCATTGGGTGGACTGCACTGCAAACTCGGTGGGGGGTTTGCTCTCATGAATGAATTTCTCTATGTAGAAAAGTATCGTCCTCAGACTATTGATGATACGATACTTCCAAAAGAACTTAAAGAAACCTTTAAGGAATTTGTAAAGAATGGAGAAGTACCTAATCTATTGTTGTGTGGGTCAGCAGGTGTTGGTAAAACAACAGTTGCAAAAGCATTGTGTAACGAACTCGATGCAGACTTTATAGTAATCAATGGTTCCGACGAAGGACGTTTGATTGACACACTCAGAACAAAGATTAAAAACTTTGCATCAACGGTTTCATTATCGGGTGGTGCAAAGGTTGTAATCTTAGATGAAGCAGATTACATATCTGCAGATTCAGTTCAACCAGCTTTGAGAAACTTCATAGAAGAGTTCTCATCCAACTGTAGATTTATCTTTACATGTAATTATAAGAATAGAATTATTCCACCATTACATTCTAGAACTACAGTAATCGATTTTAGTATTACACCAAAACAAAAACCACAACTTGCACAACAGATGTTACTCAGATGTAAAAACATTTGTGAGATTGAAAAGATTGATGCAGATGAAAGGGTACTTGCAGAACTTATAATGAAGTTCTTCCCCGACTTCCGAAGATGTCTGAATGAGATTCAGAGATATGGTGTCAGTGGTGTAATTGATAGTGGATTGATTTCAACACTATCCGAAGAAAAGTTAACCCCTTTGATAAATAATATTAAAGAGAAGAACTGGTCTGCCATGAGAAAGTGGGTCGGGACTAATTCTGATAATGATTTTAATTCATTATTCAGAAAGGTTTTCAATGCACTGGAATTACAATTGGAACCCCAATCAATTCCAGCGTGTGTGTTAATTATTGCAGACTATCAATACAAGTCTGCATTTGCAATGGATTCAGAGATAAACTTTGTTGCTTGTCTAACTGAAATCATGGGAGAATGTAAGTTCAAATGACAGAATATAATGAAACAGTAGAACGACAAAGACTGCTACTAGAAGCTGAGAAATGGTCACAGGGTGTTAAATCACTTCATGCACATTCCTTTACTTCAATGTGGTACGACACAAGAGGTAACGATGGTTCAGTGATGGACATTGAATATAACAACGGTGTTGTGAAAAGAGAGATAAAGTCAACAGGTGAAACTGTATACTTTGGTAAAGCTCTAACTGGTCAAGCACTACTAGATTCTTACATAAGAAATACATAAGTGGCAAAACGAAATCCATTCGATTTTGTCAAGTCGGTCTCTTCCGATAAGACTGATATCATGGTTGATGATATCGAAGAGAAAGCATATCAACCATTCTTAATAAACAAATCTTTGTCTTACCACCAAGATTCTGTTTTCTTTACTAACGAAATGAACTGTCGACACGGTCTAGACAACCGTCTTCAATATGTGTTTTTCCTAAATACTTTACGAAAACGACAAAGATTTTCAAAGTGGTCTAAACCATATGTTAGTAAAAAACTCGATGTCGTAAAACAATATTATCAGATGTCAACAAGAGAGGCCAAAGATTTATACACTCTCTTATCTGATAAAGAGTTACGTGAGTTGAAAGACAGAATGAATATTGGTGGTAATAACAATGGATGATGCACAAGATAAAATAGTACAAGACCTCGTAGAGGTAACCTTCCCCGAAAAAGATGACTTCCTTAAGATAAGGGAAACACTATCACGCATAGGAGTTGCATCAAGAAGAGAACAAGAACTATTTCAATCTTGTCACATACTACACAAACGTGGTAAGTATTACATCACTCACTTCAAAGAACTATTCAAACTAGATGGTAAACCTACCAACATAGATGAGTCAGATATCGGTAGAAGAAACACTATCTGTAAGCTGCTAGCACAGTGGAAACTCGTAACTTTAGTCGACCCTTCTAAGATAGAAGAACCAAACGCACCCCTCTCTCAAATCAAAATCATACCATACAAAGAGAAATCCAACTGGAAATTAACCACTAAATACTCTATTGGTGGTTCCAAATAGATAAATACTTCTGTTAAACTTTAATAGGAGATAACATATGTGGGACTTTATAAGTAGTGTATGGGCATTTATGTCAGCCATTCCAGCAATCATTTCGATTTGTTCAGTGATTGTTATGCTTACAGATACACCTAAAGACGATGCTCTTTGGGCAAAATGCTATAAATACATAGAAGTCTTTGCTCTAGCAATAGGAAAAGCAAAGGATAAAAATCCATTATTGGATAAGTAAATAATTAGGAGAACATTATGGACAGTACAACAGGGATAGTATTACTACTCGTATTGGCGGTCGTGTTTTTCGTTGTTAAAGGAAAAGATAAAAAGGTTAAACCTAAATCTGTTCCTTCCAAAGCAAAGCCTAAAGCACCTACAGTTGCAGAGTTGAAGAAACTCACAAAGAATCAACTAGTAGAACTTGCAGAAAAGAAGAACCTTAAGGTTAAAAAATCTGGCGCAAAGGCTGCAGTTATCAGCGAAATTCGTGAACAATTGAAGTAACTCTTAACAGAGTTTGAAAAAGAGGGACGTTTATCGTCCCTTTTTTGCGCTTACAAGAAAGTAAAAAGAATAAATAATTGCATGAATGAGATATTTGAGTTGATAGGTGAAGTGGGAGCCCCAATTGCTGGAAGCATAGTCATGGGATTCTTTATCTTTACTGTTATCAAACAAATCCTTGAGGGTGTTGTTGACGATATAAAAACGTTAACGATGTTCTGCAAGTCCTTAGAAAACCGTGCGAGAACAATGTCAAATGAAATGATTAAGATTGACATGTTAGTTTCATCAGCACTTGAATTGAGACCCGACATAGAACGTATTGCACGTGCAGAAAACTTTATAGAAGACGGTAAGCTCGACGTAAGAAGAGATTAACATGGAAACTGAAGTTGTTGAAGTTGTAGCAAATACAGACCCCACGTTAGTTACTCTACTGAATGAATATGGTTTTCCTATTGTCATGATGGTTGGCCTGGGATATTTCATTTATTATATTTGGTGGTTTGTAGGTGAAAAACTAGAACCCGAAATAGAGAAACAGCATTTTGCACTTATCAAAGTTATTGACCAAGTGAGAATGTTAGACCAAGATTTAATTCGTTTACAACAAAAGGTAGACGTAGTTCTTGAATATAAAGAGAACGCAAAAAAGAAAGAGGTTAAGAATGCAGAAAATAGCAGCGATAATAATTAGTATTTCTTTTGCACTTAGTGTAAGTGCAGATGAAATTGTTCACAAATTTAAAAGTCCAAGCTTCAGTGGAATAGGAATATCTGCACATTATCTTACAATTGAAAATCAAGAGAAGTCAAGACGTGATAAAATAAAGCAAGACTTGGAAGATGCAATTGCAAAAGCAGATAGGGAAGCTCAGAATACAACGCTTGCCAAATTTTTAAGGAACGTAGAGAGTAGAATCTACGCTCAGTTAGCAAAACAGTTAGTTGAAAATATGTTCTCAAATGGAACTGCAGCTAATTATGGTACATTTGTAATGGAAGGAAACACTGTTACATATGAAAGAATGACTGGGGAAGATGGTGTCGATTTCATAAGATTAACAATTGTTACTGAAGATGGAACAACAACAGTTTTAGATATACCAGTAGGAACAGGAAGCTTCTAAACAATGAAAAATATACTAACAGTAGGACTACTAGTTCTACTCATGAGTGGGTGTGCTAGTATTCCCAGCATGACAGACTCATGTTCTTCCATTGTGATGGAAAGGTTAGGTACATGCGTTGAAGAAGCAGAAGTGGTAAATATACCTACTTATCAAGAGTTGTCTGATTTACCAGCAGCGGATACGATGCCAGTAGTTGCAGTATACGCTTTTCAAGATAAGACAGGACAACGTAAGAGTAAAGATGGAATTGCATCTTTCTCTACTGCAGTAACCCAAGGTGCAGAATCATTTTTGATTGATGCCTTGAAGACTGCTGGAAAAGGTAAATGGTTTAGAGTTGTAGAAAGAACA